GTTTAGGATGCAACAAAGACAGGGTGAACCTATTATTGCCCCTGATCCTGACCCTGCTCTTGACCTTGATGGGCAGAACAACGATGACGGTAGCGGTACAGGCACTGGTGTTGTTAACCAAAATAAAGGAAGCCAACTTACTGACGCTGCGATGGATTACATCAGTGAAAACTTTGGGTCAGTACAGTTTTTTCTTCAAAATGATGATTTAGAGGTCACTAAAAACGGGGTAACAAAAAATGTTATTCAATGGATTATTGACGATCAAGAAGAAAACCCTGATGTGATATGGAGTTTGTTCCAACAAACAAAATGGTTTGCAGAAAATGGGCCTGCTGCACGTCAATTCCAAAGTGATTGGTTTAGGGCTGGGGGAACAGACGATTGGTTTCCTAACTATGACCCGAGTGAGGGTTGGTTAAATATGAAACCAGATATGTTGGAATTGTTAGATGACACATACGACAGTTTGATTCTTGAAGCAGAACGTATTGGCATTGACACAAACCAAGTCAAAGTTAAAAACGCAGTTATGGGTATGGCGTATAACGCTAAACAATTAAACATGACTGATTTTGAAATGAAAAACGAGTTTTTAATAAATGTGAATCTTGCTTTTGACCCAAATGCTGTCAAAGGTTCAGGAACGTTTGGTGCTATTCGTCAAAAGTTGCAGTCTAATGCTGCTACTTACATGTTGAAGTTAGATGACACGTCATTAGATCAGTTTGCACAAGATATTTATTTAGGAAAAGCAACGTACGAAGGTATAAATGCTGGGTTTGCTAGCAGTTCTAAAGATATGAACCCTGCGATTGCTTCTTTAATAGATCAGGGCTATACGCCTAGTGCTTATTTTGCTTCTTATGGCAATGTTGCTTCTAATTTGCTTGGCAGACCTGTTGATTTTCTTGGTGGTGACAGCAAAATGTTTAGTGCTTTGACTGACACTATGGTTTCTGGTGATGGGCTTGGTCGGCCTATGACTCGTGGCGAGTTTGAGCGTTATGTGCGTGCTACGCCTGAGTGGGATACTAGTGTTAATGCTCGTGATGAAGCGTATTCGACTGTTGATACGGTTCTAAATAGTTTTGGGATTAGGGTCTGATGGAGTTTACAGATACGTTTGTAGAGCCTTTTGCACAATTTACTAGGAAGACGACTAATCGTTGGTTGCGTACGGAACCAACACAAGTCCCAGTTGATGATACAAAAGATGAAGGTAAAGAAGATGAAGAAGATACTTCGACAGATTCGCTTAATGATGGCGACAATGAAAACGAAGATTCAACAACTAATGAGCAAAATGTAGATACTACTGTTCCTGCTGCTCCGACAGCTATGACAATGGAGGATTACGGTAAGTTCGCTGCACGGTTTGAAGGTTTACAAGGTTTAGATCTTTTAAAAGAGGACATTGAAGCCGGTACTTATACAGGTGGAGATTTAGCTAACATTGATACATCGTTTTTTAATGACAATGTACGAGATTATTTAGGTAATTTACCGGGTGGTTACAGCAGAGAGTCTGGGTTCTTTTCGTCTGGTGGCAATGAGGGTTACGTTAGGTCACTTGCAAACGAACCAGATGATAACCCAGAAAATAGCGACGGGGTTCAATTATGGCAGCCTCGAAAGTTAATTGATGGGACAGTTGTTTGGGAAGAAAACCCTGCATTTTCTGATGATGATGGGGTAGGTAGTGCAAAATCTATTGAACGCACAAACATGCTTACCGATGCTGAACGGAATGCTCAACTAGCTGCGTCTGGTGTAGAAGGAGCAACAGCTATCCTTATGAGACTTGTTGGTGCCTTTGGTTTATCAACAAGCGTTGTAAGCAAATTAAAACAATTCATGGTTGACGGTTTGTCTGAAGAAGCTATTGCTCTTGAAATACGTCAAACAGACGAATACAAAACACGATTCCCCGGTATGGGGATACGGCGAGATAACGGGTTTGGGTCTATAACAGAAGCCGAATACATGGCGAATGAAGACGAATACGCTATGTTGCTGCGTACTCATGGCCTTCCAGCACGTTTTTATGACGACAGAATGGACTTCGCTAACCTTATAGGCCAAGATGTGTCACCAAATGAGTTTGGAGAACGAGTTACTTTGGCTGAATTAGCGACTAAAGGTGCTGATCCTGCAACTAAAGAAGAATTAAAACGGTTGTATGGTATCGATGAACCTGATCTTGTTGCTTATTATCTTGATCCAGAATTAGCCACAAATCTTATAGAAGAACGCCGTGCATTTGAAGCTGCTGGTTTATCAGCTACTGCTATGAATGTTCTTGGGACAACAGGTTTTGATAGAGAAACTGCTACAGCTTTGCAACGCGAAGGTATACAGCGACGTGAAATACAACAACGTTTAAGCCCACAAGCAGGAATAATTGATCAAGCTTTAGGTGAACAAGATGAAATTAGTGCATCTGATCTTGCTGCTGGCGAATTTGGGTTAGATCCTATAGCAGCTAACAAGGTTAGACGCCGACGTGAAGAACGGATAGCTGAATCAAGTGGTCAATCAGGTATGTTGATATCTGGGACAGGTGCTGCTGGTTATGGTGCCAGTACTTGACATTAGTTAACTCTGTTATTTATAATTCTGTTTAGCAGTTGGCCCTTGCGAGGCGAGCTAACTCTAAACAATTTTCCATCCAAAGTTCCACCGCTGAGGATGCGTACAACAGGTGAGTGACATATGACAGAAAATGACTCCGCTGATTACAGTGACAGTGGTTCTGCCAGTTCATCCGAATCGAAGCCAAACTGGCGTCGTGATTTAGAAACACGGTTGAAAGAAGCTGAAGCTCGTGCTTCAGAAGCTGAAAACCGGATTTCTGGTTATGAACGTCGGGATACGTTCCGTTCAGCAGGACTTGATCCTGATGATGCTCGTGTCAAGTATTTTGTTAAAGGTTACGATGGGGAGTTAGACCCATCTGCTATTCGCGCAGAAGCGGAAGCAGCAGGGTTTGTTAGCGATAATGCTCCTCCAGTACAGCAATCTGATTCAATTATGCCTGACGTTTTAAAAGCAGAAGAACGAATTTATTCCGCTGGTGAAGGTGGAGATCCGGTTGCACCACCTGACCTTGATGCTCGCATTAAGGCCACTAAAAACCCAGATGAATTACGAGCTTTAATGGAAAGCGAAGGAGTTCATTGGGGGGCAACAGCCTAAGTTACTGAAGCATCGGAGTCCTCACCGAAGGATTATCCGTGGCTTATACAACCACTTCTACGCTAGGCGACTCAGTAAAAACTGCGTTTGACCAGACAGCGTTCTTTGCCCTTCGTTCACAGCCATTATTTGAAATGGTTGCGGACGTTCGTTCAACTAACCAGAGCCATAACGGTTCTGGCGTACAATTCACATTTTATGCTGACATGTCACAAGCGACATCAGCACTCACTGAAGCTAGTGATGTAACTGCTGTAGCTTTAACAGACAGTGCAGTTACCGTAACTCTTGCAGAATACGGCAACGCTGTAATCACTACTGCTAAGGTACGTGGCACCTCATTCCTTAATGTTGACGCAGATGCAGCCAACATTATTGGTTACAACATGGCTGACTCACTCGACAAGATTGTGTCAGATGTTGCAAACGGTGGCACTAACGTAGACTACAGCGGTGGTGCTGCTAACCGTGCCGCTTTGACTACAGGCGATGAATACACTGCTGCTGATGGTCGTAAAGCTGTCGCACAGCTTCGTAGCCGTAACGCTCCGGGCTGGGAAAACGGCAACTACATGGGAATCATTCACCCAGACGTTTCCTACGATCTTCGTAGCGACACAACGGTGACTGACGTTATCCAATACCAAGTACAACAGGACGGCCAAGCTATTCGGGCAGGTTCAATCGGTACTTTCAATGGCGTTATGTACATTGAAAACCCTCGTGCAGGTCTAATCGCTGACGGCGGTGCTTCAAACTTTGATGCATACCAGACACTTATCTGTGGACGACAGGGAATTGCTAAAGCATTCTCTCGTGCCCCCGGATTTGGACCTGAGCCAAGCATTGTTGTTGGTCCTGTGACCGACAGCCTGCGCCGGTTCAACCCAGTTGGCTGGTACCACCTCGTTGGTTACGGTCGATTCCGTGAGGAATCACTGCAACGTGTGGAAAGCATTTCCAGCATTGGCGATAACTCCTAGTTAACGCCACAGAGTCGCAGGGGGGCTGGGTTTTCCCCCTTTCCCCGGCCCTCCTGCTCTTTTCTGCTAATGTTTTATTTATGCCTAACGTAAACGGAAAAAAGTACCCCTATACAGCTAAAGGTAAAAAGGCCGCTGCTGCTGCAAGGAAAAAGAAAAAGAATGCAAAAACCAAACGGTGATGTAACGATTCGGCCTAAACCTATAACCGGTACCGGAGGAACTAAACATGGCTAGTGGCCTTTACTGCCTGCCTATGGAATACAACCTAGAGCAGACAGCGAACTTTAATATTGATTTTAATGATACGACTGCTGATCGTTTTAAAGTTATGTTGACGACAGCATCGTACACACCGAATTACAGCACTCATTCTGTTAAGTCTGATGTAAATAACGAGGTGTCTGGTACTGGGTACACTGCGGGTGGGAAGTCTTTGACTTCTATCACGTTTGCTACGAGTGGTGGAACTATCACTTGGGATGCAGCGGACGTTGAGTGGGCTTCAAGTACAATTACTGATGCTCGTTATGCAGTGATTTATGACGATGATCTTACGAACAAACCGTTGATTGGGGCTGTTGACTTTGGTGGAAATTTCTCTACTACGGCAGGAACATTTAAAATTACTTGGAATCCAAGCGGTATCTTTACGCTTGACTTAACCCCGTAGGAGTAACTAATGGCAATCCCAGATACAGTATATCCAACAGCGCTTGATGTTACTAGTGGTACACCCGGTGGAACAGTTCAGTTTCCTGAGGTACCTGCTTCGTCTACTGATTTAGATGCAACAAATGTTGAGCATGATTTATTGCATACGAATCTTTCTAAAGCGATTGTTGCTTTGGAAACAAAACTTGGGTTTACAAACTCAAACGCTACTAGCGGTACTTTGTTGCAAGGTACGGGTGCTGGTAGTTCGTCATGGTCTTCTACGTTGCCTGCTGTGACTCTTGGGGGAGCTGTTACTGGTGGGGATCAGGTGATGTCGGCGGTTACGCATAAGGATTATTCCGAGACTGTGTATGCCGGTGGTAATACTGGTGCGACTCCTGCGATTGATGAGGCTAACGGCAACACTCAGTCGCATACTTTGAATGCTGCGACTGTGACGTTTGCTTTGCCAGCGGATTCTGGTTTGCAAGCAGGCACAGCTTTGACTCTTATTTTGAGCCAAGACGGTTCTGGGTCACGGGCTGGTGTGTTCCAAGTTAGTGGCGCTACAACTAACGTTAAGTGGGCTGGCGGTACGGCTCCTACGTTGACAACTACTGCGTCGAGGGCAGACATTATTTGTTTTGTTACGTTTAATGGCGGTGCTTCACCTGTTTGGTACGGGTTTGTAGCTGGTCAAGACTTCCAGTAAGGATTAAACATGCCGTTAGGCTTATCTAAAGCAGCTTTGTTAGGTGCCTCAGGTAGTGGTGGAGGTCTCGAACATTGGTTTGGGATATTCAGTAGCAACACTAATTATTATGCGAGTGGTGTTGGCAATGGCTTGGCTCTTGATAGCAGCGACAATATTGGTTTAGTGTGGCAAGGCCAAGGGTCACCAGATGGTTCGCTTACCAGTTCTACCTACCCGTTTAATGCGGTTATTGATAAAACTGGTATTTTGCAGTGGGCAAAAGCTTTAGGCCCAACTAGTGGGCAAGTAATAACCCCTAACTACCCTGTAAGTTGCGGTTTCAAAAATACAACTAATGGCAAATTTTATATAGCAGCAGGTATGCCAGCAGGCGGTCAATTTGGCAGTAACTCACCAAATTTTTCTACAAATTTGCCCTCTATATTTGTAGACATAAATGATGCGACTGGTGCTATAAACGCAGACCACTGTGTGTACGAAGACTCCAACTCATCTCAGACGTTGCAACCTGTTGCTTGCGCAGAAACTCATGCAATTAGTGGCACTGAATATCTTTACAGCAACTATAAAAACAACAACCCTACTGGAGCGACGGATTCTGCTGTAGGCCTGTTTCGCCAAGAACTTAATTCAAGTGGCGGGTTTACTGGTACACCAACTAGATACGGTAAATACATTCCTAGTATTGGTCCAAATATTTATAACGCAAATAACCAAGCTATTGACTTTGGGATAGATTCCGGCAGTGCACGTTTTGCTTGTGTTGGTTATGCGTATTACAGCGATTATAGTGGCGCTCGTTTTATTCCGTATTTGCTTATGTTTGACGAGGATGGGAGTAACTTTAGCCACGCATCGCCGTATATTAATGGTGCAGTTAAAAGCGGTTACAACTATGGGGTGTACGTTGACGGATCACACAACGCATATACTTTAGGCGCATTCCAAGACCCTACATCTATAGTAACGCCAGCGTTGGTTCACAAATACAACTCTTCAGCGGTTAGTCAATCTCACAAAGCCTACCAATTTGACGGAAACGGTTTTAATTACTTTACCCACGGCGCCGAAGATAGCTCCGGTAATTTATATTTTGCTGGTGGCTTTAACATAAACCACGACAGCGTAGATAACGTAGCCCGAGCAGGTATAATTAAATTTAATAGTTCATTAGTGCCGCAATGGTATAGAGCTATTGATGTTGAGCCCGCTGACGCTAGTTCTAGCCGGTACGGTGCGTCAGCAGGACTTAAAATAAATTCTGATGGCAATATATGTTGGAGTTTTCATACGGGGAACCTTGAATATGCTGTGGGGGGTGTAGCTGTTTTGCCTGCTGATGGTAGCGGAACTGGCACGTATTCGATTGACGGGCACACGCTTGATTACATTGACATTTCCTCAAAAGTAAGCGATGTGACCAGCAACTTCTCGTTTACAAATTTGTCAAGATTTTCTACTTATAACAATACTTTGGCATCTCTTGATACGTTAACGCCAGAACAAAATGGGGGTTCTAATGTGCCTGCGTCAATAACGGCGGTAGAAGTTTAATGGCCTATTACACATCTTTAGGTATGTTAAAACTTTTAACTAAAGAACAAATGCAAAGATGGTTGTCGCTTAACAATGCAATACCTAATTTAGATAATGCATTGTTAATGGGTATTGCATACGAAGTGATTGAAACTTCTGATCCGGGTGATGGTCAAGTACTCGGTTTTGATGTTGATTTAATTGAAGAAATGATTTCGGGCGAAACTGGCGAATCATTACATCTAAAGTTTGAAACAACTTGGGCTGATGAAGCGTCTGTGCAAGCTGACAAAAGAGCGTTTTTTGAATCTCAGCATTATACAGAAGACGAGATTTTAGCGGCGCTTTGACATGAAACTTGTTGACGCCCCCGGCAAAGTAAATACTGGACGGCCACTAAAACCATTTGGCATAGTCGTCCACCACACAGCCTCAAACCGCAACGCCAACCCCGACAACGTGGTAGCGATGTGTGTTCGAGGTGTCAATAAAGTGCCCGGACCTTTATACAACTACATCATTAAACGTGATGGCACCATTGTCAAGTTGACTGCTGACAATGTGAAAGCTAACCATGCTGGTCGAGGCTTACAGTCTGTATTGACACGGATGCAACAAAACAACCCTGTTACCGGTGACGCTACTAGCCCCGGCAAGATTAGCGCTAACGCTCGTTTAATAGGAATTTCTCTTATTAATGACGGATTAGGAGAAGATATACCCGGCACACAGATGGACGCACTCGTAGAGTTGTGCGCCTTTCTGTGCGACGGACATAACTGGAACCCTAATTGTGCTGTGATAGGTCACAAAGAATGGACTTCACGCAAGGTTGATCCCTCGTTCTCAATGAGTGAGCTTCGAGGAATGATTCAACGGCGCATGGTCACAGACACTCCTGTAATGACTTTACCTAAAGAACCAGAGGACGGGCTTGTTCCTTTCCCCGGAACACTTCGTAAAGGTTCACGCAGCCAAGCAGTTGTTCATATTCAACGAGTAGTAGGAGCTTTAGCCGACGGGATATTTGGGCGTGGTACACTCGCCAAAGTAAAACAATGGCAACGAGTCAACGGGCTAGTTGCAGATGGCATAGTTGGTCCTAAAACTTGGGCAGCTATGCAGATACGGAGACAAGAAGTTGTTCAACCAGCGTTTTATTAAAGATACTTTAGAGCGTGCTATCGCTACTTTTGCTCAGGCATGGGTAGCGGCTATGGCAGTCCCCGGTCCAGACTGGATGGACTCGTTAAAAGTTGCAGGAGTGGCTGCTCTTGTAGCTATTGGTAAAGGTGTTGCTGCTCGTAAAGTTGGTGATCCTGAAACGGCATCAGTAACTAGTTAGAAATGAGGTTATACGGTGACGCAGTATCGTCAGACAGGGGTTCAATATAGGGCATCTGGAGTTGCTTATAGCGCTCCTCTTGTCGTTACTCCTGCGACGATTGCTGCTACCGCAACGGTTTTAGACGAAGTAAGTGTCCAGTACCGTGAGCCGGGGTTAGCGTATAGAAACGGTTACGAATATAGTCAATCGCAAAACGGTATTGTCGAAATTGCAGCCACAGTCGATACTGTTACTGCTACTGTCGCTTTTTCTGGTGCTGCTAGCGTCGAAGCAAATATTTCAGTTGATCCAAGAATTGTTACTTCGACAGCTTTAGGTGCGGGTGTCACCGCTAACTACGTAGACGTTGAAGAAGTAGACCTTAGCGCTGTAGCAGCGTTACCTACTCCAACTCTGCGAACAGATCAAATACTAACTGTTTCAACGATTGCGGCTACCACAACAATCAGTGGTACAGCGGTAGTAGACCTGCTGCCTGCCACTATTGCGGCAACAGGAACTGTTCCAGCAGTCAGCGTTTCTGCTCACGTCACACCTAGCAACATTGCTATTACTTCTGTTGTAGCTGCTGAACAGATGTACACCTTTTATCCGGGTAGCGAAAACACTTTGCCACCTGTTTTAGAATTAAATAAACCTACACCTGCGGCTTACGCTTTAATGCAGCATTACAAGCCAAGACTTAAAGCCGAAAATCTTTTTATTATTAACAACAGTTCAGTACAAAACTTTTTTCCTATAGACGCTTCTACTGTCACACGCACACTTTATGGTGGACACTTGCCACCTACAGATCTGACAGCAACTGAGATATCATTGTTGAAAGCTAGTGGATACCCCATTGATGTAGGAGCCGGTGTTTAATGCCAATGTACGTTTACCGTTGTCTTGATTGCGGATTGTCACACGATATCCGTCATGGGTTCGATGAAACTTATGACGGTTTTTGTGATGCATGTAAGGGTGTAGTACGCAAATACTTTGGTGAAGTACATATTTCTGCATCAGCTACCCCTACTAGAGGTTTGCATGATGGGAAAACCATTGACTGGACAGGAACTAAAGTTAAAGAAAAAGAAAAAGAAAAAGATATGGCAGCCTACAAAAGGCTTAGATCTGAAGGATTGCAACCTCCAACGATTAACGGTTCTGCAAATCTTGAATCAGAAGCACGAACGCCATACGAAATTAAAGCAGGGACTCTTTTACAAGGACAAAAAACAGAGAAAGATCGTAAAGAACGTGCTCTAAATGACGTTCTTGGGAGCACCTAATGACTGCACAAGGATGGATTGACGAAACAAGAGACATGCTGTTGTCCGGTTATGTGGAAGAACTAGATGTAGTGACGACACCTCCAACCACAACAACTGGTACTTCTTTGGTAGTTCAAGGGCTTGCTGGGTCGATTGTTAAAGGTGTTGTTATTGAAATAAATACCGAGTTGATGTATGTAACCCAAGTTACATCTACAACTATCTATGTTTTGCGAGGTTACGGTGGCTCTACTCCTCAAACTCATTCTGCTACTGATGTTGTTCGGGTTTCTCCTAAATTTCCTGCACATCGCATATTGGAAGCATTAAATAACGATCTACGTGACCTTTCAACCCCTGATAATGGGTTGTTTAAAATGAACACAACAAGTTTTACCTACAACGCAACCCAAGATGGTTACGATTTGTCTGGTTTAACTAACGAAAACGTTCAATCTATTTATTCGGTAACCTACGCAGACCCAACACCTGCTGAAGCTCGTGAACCTGACATCCGCTCATGGTCACTTAAAAGAAATAGGGATACAGCAGCGTTTAGCAGCGGCTTAGCGCTTGTTTTGCATGGCACTGCTTGGCCCGGTAAAAAAGTAACTGTTAGCTACAAGTCGCCGCTTACGTTAATTACTGCTACGACTGACGCTAAGTCAACTACTGGTTTGCAAACAACAGCATACGATTTGTTGCCTTTGGGTGCAGCTTTGTTTTTAATGACTACTGCTCCTATTCGTAGAGAGTTTGTAGATGCACAAGGTATGCATCGTCGAGCAGAAGAAGTTCCACCGGGCGCTATTTCTGCGTCTTTGAGAGATTTACGTGTTCGTAGAGAAGCAAGAGTTAATTCTGAAGCAGCACGTTTAGCTGCGATGTATCCAACGAGTTGGCAACGTAACGCAATAGGAAACTAATGGCTTTTAATTCCGAATTGCTGCCAGTTGAATTAGATGGTGTCTCGTATCTCGTTGACACAACTCAGTATGCGCGTACAACTGTGCCTGCATTGCGTGAGCAGCGAGATAATAGTAAAGAACCGGGCGAAAATACGCTTGATACGACTGGTGCATGGGTTCGGTCACAAACGGATTGGAGTTTAGGTGCGGGGCAAGAACATTTTGATTTGGATGACAGTGATCGCAGGCGTTTTAAGTCTTCTAGTGGTGTTAACCCGTGGACGAAAGGCGAACTCTCGTTACTCCCCATCACCGAAGAGAAATTAAACCAGACAGGCACAAACCTGAAAGTGCATCGTATAGGCACCTATCTTTACATGGCTTATGGTTCTGTTCTTGCGTGGGTGTCTGATGCTACGACCGCTTCGTTTACAATTAGTGGTAGCAACTCAATCAATTTCAGTACGTCAACACCTTCACGGTCAGGAGATATTACTGACTTCCACTCAGACGGCACGTACGTTTATGTAGCGTTCGGTAACAGCGACAAGATAGCTAGATGCGCTATTAACTCAACAACGGTTGATACGTGGCCTACAAGCGGCACACAGAAAGCCGACATTATAGAAGTTTCAGCAGGTCGTTTGATAGGAGCTACTGCTTCTGACGCAAACATCTTTGAATTAAACGCTAACGGCCAAAAGTTTTCTGGTTCACTGGACTACACACCACAGCTAGCTCAAACACAATGGCAGTCAATTACTGGTGGCCCTTCAGGTATTTATGCTGCCGCTAACACAGACGATACAGGCACTGTGTATCACATAGACGTTGATTCGTCTGACGGAACACTACTGACACCAGTTATCAGTGGTCAGATGCCGCATGGAGAATCAATAAACGAGATCCTTGCATACGGAGAGATACTTGTTATAGCTACAAGCGCTGGGTTTCGTACAGCTCTAATCGACACTCAATCTGGGGCAGTAACTATTGGCCCTGTGATAGATGAGGGCGGAGAAGCATTTTCTTTAGAAGCTGATAACAAATTTATTTGGTGGGGCACTGGGAGCGGACAGTTATATCGGGCTGATTTAACTAAATTTACTTCTACTTTAGTTCCTGCGTTTGCTAGCGATTTAGTATCAACAGGCGGCACAGGAAACGTTAACTCTGTAGCCAGAGTTTCAGGCAAAACATACTTTGCTGCTACAGGCGACGGAGTATACGGAGAATCAGGAACAGGTGTTAAAGTTGCTACTGGGACACTCACCATTGGTGAAGTTTCGTGGTCAACTGTTGTTCCGAAACTGTTGCGTTCTGTCCAAGTCCGGCAAGACCGGGCACAATACACGTTCGGTCCAGTTGACTATCGACAAAGCGGCGCTGACTACCGACACGACACATTCAGTTACCGTGGTAACCCTGTCGCAGCATTTTTAGGTGGCATACAGTTCGGGGCTACAAATGATAACAACGTTACTGACACACTCACATTGTCTCAGGGTGTTTCAAGTAACTTTACATTTACAGCAGAATCTTCTGTGTCTTACAAGTTTGTTATCACAATGACACGAGACACTGACGACACAACCATTGGCCCAATCATTGCTGACTGGCAAACAACATGTGTCGCTACACCTAAACGAGTAGACGAAATTATTGTTCCTCTTGTTTTACGTGAACAAGTTTTGACATCAAGAAACAGCGGTGCACCAACAAGATATGACTCGGGAACAGTGTTCAACAGTCTCCGTACACGAATGGAATCAGGTGTAACAGTTACTTACATCGAAGGTACACGCTCTGAAAATGTGACCATAGAACGTTTAGCTATGCAACCAGAGCAACTATCCGATGACGGTTCATGGTGGGAAGGTACTCTTTTAGTAAGGCTCCTGACAGTCCCTAGTTAAGAGGGGAAATGGCTAAAGTACTTTTCTTCGATATAGAAACTGCACCCAATCTTTCTTACGTTTGGGGGCAATGGCAGCAAGATGTCATTGACCACGCACACGAGTGGTACATGCTGTGCTTTTCATACAAATGGGAAGGCGACAAAAAAACACACGTTGTTTCCCTCAACGACTTTGACCTGTATGAAGAAGACCCAGAGAATGATTTCGATGTTGCTTACAAACTATGGAAACTCCTCGATGAAGCAGACATAGTTATAGGCCACAACTCAGACGCATTCGATATTAAAAAAGCTAACGCACGATTCGTCTACCACAACTTCGGGCCGACTAGTCATTACCAAACTGTCGATACTTTAAAACTAGCTCGTCGTTACTTTAAATTTAATAGCAATAGACTTGGGCACCTTGGAGAACACCTTGGACTCGGGGGAAAAGAAACCACAGGAGGGTTCCAAACATGGGCAGGCTGTATGCAAGGTGACGTTAAAGCATGGGCAACCATGAAGAAATACGCCAAACAAGACGTAGATCTTTTAGTAGATGTCTATGAACGGCTACGTCCGTGGGCTACAAATCATCCCAATAGAAACGTGATCGACGCAACTTCACATGCATGTCCGACTTGCGGCAACAATAAGCTGCAAAAGAGAGGTAAGAGGCGTACCCGGACAATGACTTACCAGTCCTATCAATGCCAACGCTGTCGCTCTTATTGCAGGGAGAGGCTAACCGATACACCGATACGTCCTGAAGTTGTTTAATAAAAGAATTTAGAAGGCGACAGGTTCTTATCGTCTTTCGCAAGGATACGTGCCTTACATTTCTTGCATCGGCATTCACCGATCAAATATTTAGCGATAGTCCCATGCTTTTTGAAGTCTTTTTTTTCCCAACGAATATGTCCGTTGTTGACTTTCATCAATAATCTTCAGGGTTAGACGCTTCGTCTTTAAAAATTTCAGCCATACGTTGAGCTTCTTCTTTGCTTCGATACCACTCACGCATATAACTGTCACAGATCACTGCATAACCGGGAACACTAAGACCTGCCCCGATTCTTGCAACTACTTTTTCGACTTTAACGTTCATCGCTTTTCTCCAATCACGATGTCCCTTTATTTTACCACGCTGTGTGAGAATTAGGGCGGGATGGTGAGGTAGAAAGGAGAGTAAACACCCCCACATCCCATCACCGGTAATCATCCGGCTAGCCCTTAGATCTAAGTTGTTCCTTTAACTTTCTTAGTCTCTGAATGTTTTCTTCTTTAGACAGAGACTCTTTCTTTTCTGATTCTAGCGCAGCCTTAGTCACTGCAACGTCAGCTATGTTACTGACTGGGCGTTGGTTTTCCACTTGCTCATCTACTATTCGACGTAAAGCTGTTTCAAAAGCTGCTTCAGTAAACGACCAAGTAATACCTAAAGCTGCGTAACATTCATCGAGTGACCACCCTGCCGCATGAGCAGTTTCAACGACATGACGGATCTTCATTGGTTTAGCCAACGGTTTTTTAGTTTGTTCTTTCCACCATTGGTTGAGCATGTCAGTCATATCAGTAAAAACTGGTGCTCGTTTGGTTGTCATTTTTATTACTTTGCCCATCTATTCTCTCCTTTATTAACTGTGCAAAAGTGTGCATCTCCATGACTACGTAGGCTCCGCCGGTCCCAAAGTTCCGACGTTTAACTAATGCAGCACCGAACTTGGCGTCTGCATTGATGCGCTCTTGCTCTGTCTCCTTCATTATCTGGGACAAAGAAGACAGAGCATCCTTCCTGTTTTTACATTCAAATACAAATTCAGGAAGGTCGAGGCATCGAATATCTCCGACATCTTTTGTGCCTACAAGCGGGAGTCTCATAAACTCATGCTTTGTATAGCTTTCAAGATATCTAACACACTCAGTTTCCCAAGCGGTCCCCTTCTGTTTAGCTTTACTCACAATTCAGTAATCTCAGGGGGATGATTTTCCCAGTCGTCTTCTGTCATTTCCATGTAAGCTTCTAAAGCTGACTGGAACATAAACGAGAGAGCCTGCATCATTTTATTGTTAGGGTCCATACCGTCACTGCCAGCAGGATGACGTTCAAACGCATCAACTAAACG